TCCTCCGTTATCTTTAATCTTAAATAGGAGTATTATCATGAGAAACTTTTCAAATCTAAATATCCATAGCAGCGTTCGTATATTTTCCGTTGATGAAACAGGTGCAAACCTGCCTCAAGACGAAGATATTAACGAACTTTTGGCTGTTATGGCTAAATTATTTGTAACTAAGGTTGTTGCCGTGAAGCAAACGTATATGTTGGCCCACGCTCTAGCACGTAATGTGATAGACGAGGAAACCTACTACAACGGTTGTTTCATTGCCCCTTCCGAAGCCGAAGTCATCTATAATTTCGCTAAATTCTTCGCGCTTATTGAAGCCGTCTGTGAAAAACCAGATGAATTCAGAAGCAAAGAGGAAAGACGCGAGTATAGATTTAAATTAGCTTTTAACTATGCTAATCTAAACGACGGTGTTTCTTTATCGATAGTCTTCTTTTATGATTATTGATACGAGGAACGCCCTTTACGACTGTTAAGTCGGTTACCACCAATCTCTTAAGGAGTTATTATGAACGGAACGAAAACTTCCACTTTCTGGTACGAAAATCCTGAGATATGGAATCAAGTTGACAACAATCCTAAAAGCATTGTTGGCACTAGAACGCCATGTCTTAGTAGTCGTACCGGTAATGAACTTCCTCGCCACGCTCAACTCATTAGAGATGGTGGGAATGCTACAACTGCGCTCTCGGCATTTCAAGAGAGTGTCGTCTTAGATAGGAAATTTGATACAGTCTATGGTGTCTTGAATGACAACCGACTGTTTAAAGATCACTATTTAGGATGGCAACTGGCTCCATTTCGGAACCCGCTTACTACGGTAAGTGCTTCAGATATTGCTAAAGCGCAGGCTCAAGCTCGAACTTACGCGTTCAACAAGATAAACAAATTGCAGGCTCCATTTCAGAGTCAAGCATTTCTTGGTGAACTGCGTGAGACTTTACAGTTAGTTCGTCATCCGACGGAGTCTTTAAAGAAATTAACCTTTGACTTCGCCAAAGTGACGCTAGCCATTCGACGCCAATTAAATAATTACGCTGAGGGCCATCGTAAGTTCCCCACAAGGGAATTCGAACGACTGGTTCGCAGCGCGTCAAACGCCTGGCTGGAGTACCGTTTCGGTGCTCTGCCGCTGGTTTATGACATTAATAATTTAGTTGGTATCGCCGCTCGTCTAGCTGAGATCGATGCCAGGGAGAAGAACAGGACTTACGGTAAAGTCGAATCATCGACTACTACCGTTGAGCCTTCTGTAGCCCTCAATGGCACAGGTATCAGAGTGAGACGAGAAACAACGAAGATAAACACTGCAGAGTGTTTTATACACTTCGGAGTTCGGCTAGAGAAACTAATCGATCTTGAAAGTTTCCATGTTCGATTAGAACAGTCTGCTACTGATTTGCGGCAGATACCCCTGACTGCGTGGGAATTAACTCCATTCAGTTGGGTAGTGGATTACTTTGTAAACGTCCAGGATGTACTCGCTTCTACGTTGACCTCTCAGACTGCTGTTTCTTACAGCTCTGAGTCTACGGTCTTAACGTGCACTGATGTCGTTATGATATCAAATGTGCATGGCGTGAAATCTGCAGTCGTTTCTGGACCGCTACCGTATACCGTCGTTAAACGCCGAAATGTCTCCAGGGTGGGAGGTAGTCTGGCAATTCCGCCAGTTACTTTTACCCTACCTGGGAGCAACACCAAGTTCATGAACTTGGCTGCTCTTTTCGGCCAACTTAAATCTAACCTAAGTAAAGGATGACATTATGTCAATCGCAATTCCAGGTAGTATTACCGGTGGCGCCCAAACAGGGCTAACCACTCCGGGGTACACGACTTCGGTCGATACTCCACCAGATGTGAACTCTAAACAGTCTGCGATCACTGCCCTCACGGGCACGCAAACTGGTGTAGATGCTCACTCTGTCGCTCGTCCATTTACGGTAATGGTTCAAAGACCAAAATCGTATAACGTCCTGGGGAAACCAAATCCCACGACGGGCTTGATTAGTAGCGTTCCGCGCAATACCTATAAGGTACTTGTGCGCAAAGGCGTTACTCCTCTAGCTGGACAACCATCAGCGGTAATGATCGTCCGAATGGAGATCGAGGTACCTGCTGGTTCTGACGTGGCTGATCCAGCCAATGTCAGAGCAGCACTGTCCGCGGCCATTGGCTTCGTAAACAGTGTTTCTGCAGGCATTGGTGATACAGCTGTAAACGGCGTTTTATAGTCGTCTAAGTATTATATCATCAACCCTTTCTCCGGAGATCATTATGAACTTTAACTCTGATGCACTTTTAGAGCACCTGGATCAAGATTCAAAGCTATGTGATAGTGAGCTTAGCTATTACAGAGTAGAAGTCCTTAAAAAGACCATACTCAAAAAGTTCACTACACCCCAAAGACTGTCTGTTTTAGACAGAGAGGCTAAGGCAAAATTTCGCCAAATTAACGATGAAGTTGCAAATTTCAAAGTTAATTATACCTCTTTCTTTGGTGCTTGGCGTACTAGGCTTTATGATGACTTGACTGAGAACAACTGCACGCCTTACCTTACGGTAGGGCGTGCTGCTCAGTTCGGTTATTGTGGGCCTGGTGCTAGTATAGGGGCTAAACAAAACGATTTCTATACGAAATTGTTTTGCAGTCCTTTAGCTAGCACAAGTCGCTTTCTTGATCTGCATTTCCGCAGCACAGCTCCTGAACATTGGAAGGACGCAATTGCGGCCAATCCTAATGCTTCGTTGCTAGTACCAGGCAGTAGAATCTCTACTGTCCCTAAAGACAAGAATCGTAACAGGACTATTTGTGTCGAGCCAAGTCTGAATATGTTTTATCAGCTTGGCGCGAAAGAAATTCTTGAAAACGTCATTTTGCGAGCTTACGGTATCTCCATAAAGGGAGGTAAACGTAGCGAACAAGCGATCGTTAACAAGAAATTAGCAGCCATCGGATCAAGAAGTGGTAAACTTGCCACCATTGATTTGAAGGATGCTTCCGACATGATAAGTCACGAGCTAATCAGATTCCTATTGCCGCGTTCGACGTATGATGCTTTATGCACTATGCGTTGTCCGGCAACGTGGATTGACGGTGAACTCGTTGAGCTTAAGATGTTCAGCACCATGGGGAACGGTTTTACATTCCCTCTGATGACGCTCATCTTCTGTGCTCTGTTACGTGTTGTGTATACCGATTTACAACTGCCTTTCAACAAGGACACTTTTGGTGTCTTTGGTGACGACATCATATGCCTTAACGAAGCATATGAAGCAGTTGTAGGTAGACTCAACGAGGCAGGTTTTATTGTCAACCAAGATAAGTCCTTCCATACAGGATTCTTTAGGGAATCTTGCGGAGGGGACTATTATCACGGACATGATGTTCGTGGTATTTATATCAAGGAAATGAAAGATGAAACCAACCTCTATTCTTGCTTTAATCGTCTTCATCTGTGGTCTATTAAACATGGTATCCCTTTGTGTAATACTCTACTATATCTCAAAGGATTGGCAAAGTTCCAGCCAGTCCCTAGACATGCAGGGTTTCACGAAGGATTTATATACCCTAGATCACACTTGCTCAGTCCTAAGCGCGACATCACAGGGGCCTTATTTTACAGGTCTTCTGAATATCGAACGAAAACTGGACAAGTTGGAGACGATACAATGAATCCGATGGGCGCGTTAGTTAGCGCGCTTGGCGGGTACATTGTGGACAACAGGATCGCTTCACGGTCGTTTGTGAAGAAGGTCCGAGTGATCAAGCGAAAAACCCCATGTTGGGACTATTCAAATGATCCCGCCCTAATCGGGCGAGGGCTGGAAGACAGTTGGTTGCTTTTGAGCAACTAGCCGGTCACAGCCCGCTCCTCTCTTTATTAGAGATGGACCTAAACCTTAC